GGTTTTTTTACGACTAAATAATTTATATGGCTAATAAATTCACTAGATTTCTCAAAGGCGTCGGCGACGGCCTTCTAACTCCCAAAGGTGTAGTAGCAGATTGGCGACATGCTTCAAGACTATTTGTTGACAATCAATATAGATTAGCTCCTCGTACTAAATTTAATTTTTATGTACACTTTGAGATAGAAAAATCTGTATTGTCTAGTCCTGTGTTTAATAATAAACATGCTGACGAAGTTGGATATCTAATTAAATCCACTGACTTGCCTAAGTACAAGTTTGAGACAGTAACTAAAAATCAATATAATAGAAAGAAGATAGCCTATAAGAATTTTACCTACGAATCCATCAGCATGACTTTCCGAGACGACAATGCTGGCGTCATGAACGCACTATGGGCTCTATACATGAGCTCATATGTACAAGACCGCAGCAATCCTTTAGCAGCCTATACTAATACCAAATTGCGAACCACAGATACTTCTTACGATGCTTTTAGATATGGACTGGATCGACCCAATAGAACTGTTGATTTCTTTAAGTCTATTAGCATCTACATGATGAGTCGAAAGAGGTTCGTTGGGTATACTTTAGTAAACCCTAAAATTACATCTTGGGAACATGGTGGTGGAGATTACACAGCCAATGAAGTCAACGAAAACAGAATGAATCTAGAATACGAAGCTGTGCTCTATTCTGCCGGTAATGTGTCTTTTAACAATCCCAAAGGATTTGCCAATCTCTATTACGATAAAGTACCTAGTCCGCTTACTGTTCAAGGTGGTGGCGTAGGAAATCTTTTTGGTGAAGGCGGAGTGCTTGATGGATTAGAATCCGTATTCGGAGATATAGCCGGAGGCACAGCATTTGGTAGTCCAGGCAACTTTTTAGCCACAGCTATTAAAGCAGTTAACACTGTGAAAAATCTCAACAAACTGAGCAAAGAAGGTTTAAAACAAGAAGCCATTAACATCCTTAATAATCCTGCTACAGTGAGAGGTGCGGTGAATACCATAGGCGGAGTAGTGGGTGCGGTGTTCCCAAGAAACAACGGCGGAGACAATCCAGCTACCGCTATACAGAGAAATCTAATAAACAGTAATATAGGTTAATCATGCCATCGTTACCAATAGAAGCTAGTCAAGACAGTGCCTCAGGCACTAAATTATATTTTGATGCTTATGGAAAAGAACCTCTAGAATTTTTAGCTAATGAAGTTTCTGCGGCCATAGGTTTTTTTCAAGCAAGAGGATTCGACAATGATGCTGCTTTATCAACAGCCACAGTATTATTAAAGCAGGCTAAGATAGACGGATTACCGATATTCAAAATATTGGACACATTAAAAACTTTTAATGGTGTCCAGATCAGTGCTCTAGTCGCTGAAATATTGAACAATAATAGACCAGTATCTAGCACACTGGGATTTAAATATCGAGATGTTGAAAAACAAAATCAAATAAGAAACATCATAGCATAATGGCCAAATTCGCACAGGGCAGATTTGAAATGAAAAACCCGCAGAAATATGTGGGCAAAGGTAAACCTCTGGCACGTAGTTCTTGGGAATTTGTTTTTATGCGTATGCTTGACGAACATCCAGGAGTTGAAAATTGGGCTTCAGAAAGCGTACAGATTCCGTATAGAGATCCGTTGACTGGTCGACATACGATCTATGTTCCGGATTTCTTCATTGTTTACAAAGACCGAAGTGGTAAGAAACATGCAGAGGTGGTAGAAGTAAAACCTGCTAGTCAAACCCTAAGAGAAAAAGTTGGAAAAAGTCTCTATAACCAAGAGCAATATATTAAAAATTTAGCCAAATGGGAAGCTGCTACAGCTTGGTGTAAACAACAACAAATACGTTTTCGTGTTATAAACGAAAACGATATTTTCCATCAAGGCGGCTCTCGCCGATAAGTAATTATATGACCAAACGATTGGAAGAACTGTTTAACTTGGAAGAATCTTCTCCAACACCGGCACCGGTAGAAGAAAAAAAGCCTTCTCACGAACAAGTAGATTCTGTAGAAAAAAGCTACCAAGCAGTGGCTCAGATCACTAAAAATCTACCACAGATCAACGAGTTAGACAATCTAGAAGAAAAAGAACTAGATAATTTGGCTAGCAAGGCAGAACAGGCCTACGACGATCTTATGGATTTGGGCATGAATGTAGAAGTACGCTACAGTGGTCGTATTTTTGAAGTAGCGGGTACTATGTTGAAAAACGCTATCGATGCCAAAAACGCCAAGATCGAGAAAAAGCTAAAAGCCATAGATCTACAGTTGAAAAAATACAAAATTGACAAAGACGCAGGCGGCGATGATCCTAACGATATCATTAACGGACAGGGTTATATCATAACTGATCGTAACGAGCTGCTTAAGAAATTGGGTCAAAAGGAATAAATACTACTATGAAAACTTTCCGCGACTATCTAACCGAATCAAAAAAGGCCTACAGCTTCAAAGTAAAGATGTCAGGTGAAATTCCTGAGGGTTTTGAAGATAACCTCAAGAAAAGCCTACACAAGTACGAAGTTGTAACTTTAGAAAAAATGGCCGTTCCTGTAGAAGAAACTCCAGTAGATTTTTCACAGTACGGCGGTAAAGAAATCACTACATTTAACCTAGTGGTTTCATACCCTATCACTGCTCCAGAAATCGCATCGCATTTAAAAGCTATGTCGATCAGCGAGGAATGCTTCCGAGTAAGAGGCAGCCTAGAACCCAGTGAATATGATCAGAAGATGATCGATGACGATGCAGGAGCATTGTTAGATGATCCTTTCTACAAAAACGAAGAAGCCATCAAGCATAAAGATTATTTCGGAGATGACTTCAATAAAGATTTTTTAAAAACTTTGGCCAAAGAAGCTAAAGAACGTAAAAAAGAATTGGGGCAAGACAAGGGAGACCCAGACGTACTAAAATCAGCTCCCAAAATTAAACAAGATAAAGCTGGCGCTAAAAGTGCCATGGGGAGTTAAAAATGGATTTTCATCAGTTATTAGCTAAGATGCAGGAGTTAGATACAACTCCTACACCTGAGGCACAACCAGTACAGAGCGAAGAGTGTGGTATGATGCCACCTATGTCGCCTCCTACTATGAGTCGACCAGACACACCACCACCGAGTCTAAGTGTTAATCTTAATGCTCACGGTTTAGACGATATCGAGTCTATCATGAAACTTTGGACAAAGGTTAACCCAGATATGGAAAAACCATCGATGCCGAGCTTGAGTCCAGAACCAAGCATACTCAGCATCAAACCAAGTCTTCCTCCTTTAAAGATGCTGCCAGATATGGACGCAGATAACGATGACAAGATCGGTGGAGAAATGGACAGCGATGATTCAGACAAACCTGAAATCATGAAAATGGACAAAGACGAAGGCGATCAACCAGCAGGCCTAGCACAGAGTTTAGATCGTGACGGTGACGGTGATCATGACATGGACGATCATGACATGGAACCAAAAGACGACGAAGAAGATAAAAAAGAAGCATGGGCAAATGAGCCAGACACTTTTGAACAAGATATAGATTACATGAACAACAAACTAGCAGGCGGAATGAACAAGCCTAAAGATACTTTCCCGAAAGTAGCAGGCGCAGACAATCCAATGCAGCGTGTTCGTGAGGACAGCGATGATCTAAGAACTCAGATCCGTGCTGAATTACAAAAAAGATTAGCAGAAGCTAAAGGAGTGAAATAATGGCAGATCTATTTGCTTATGACGTAGCTAACGGAACTAGCATAACAACTAATGCTAGAAAAATTTTAGGTGATGGTGCTAGCGGTGTTGGACCATATACTAGCTTTGGTACTCCTAAATTACAAGCATTGAAAATTATTTCCGCAACTATTAATTTTACTACAACTCCAGCAGCAGCAAACAGTAACTTGTATAAAGCTGTTACAGCATTACAAACATTATCAGAAATTTATTATGTTGGAGTTCCTACCGCGTCTGGAGCTAATCAATTCATAGCACTAGTACATCTTAATAAAACAGATACAGGTGATGGATACGGTGCTTCTAGTAGTGCTGACGGCTCATACGAAAATATCGAAGATGTGATCAGAGCTGCCTTAGGTACCGCAGAAGATGATGTTACTGTAACTAACAGCACACTAACTGGTTTATCTTTTAATTGATAATATTAAATAAATCCAAATAGGCTCTTCGGAGCCTATTTTTTTCAGTAAATAGTTTATATGGCAAAATCATTAGACGGCGTATTAATCAAGAAAGCACACGCACCTCAGAGATATACACTCGAAGAGGTCAAGCATCTTGAAGCCTGCATGGATCCTATTACAGGACCTTTGTATTTCTGTAAGAATTTTTTAAAAATACAACACCCTGTTAGGGGTGCTATTCCTTTTGATCCTTACGAATATCAAGAAAGACTGATACAGGCTTATCACGAAAACAAACAATGTATCGCTATGTTACCTCGTCAGATGGGTAAGACAACCTGTGCCACAGGCTATCTGCTATGGTATACAATGTTTGTGCCAGAAGCACAGGTACTAATTGCTGCTCACAAATATGAAGGTGCGCAGGATATCATGAACCGGTATCGTTATGGCTATGAGAACTTACCGGACTTTATTCGTGCTGGCGTTCATAGTTATAACCGAAATACTATCGAATACGATAACGGTGCTCGTATACAAGCAACTACAACTACAGAAAACACAGGTCGTGGTAAATCTCTTTCTTTGATTTACTGTGACGAGTTTGCGTTTGTACAGCCCCCAGAAAAAGCCAAAGAATTCTGGACTGCGTTGAGTCCAACATTGTCTACAGGTGGTAAGTGTATTATTACATCGACACCGAACTCAGACGAAGACCAATTCGCTTTGATTTGGACTGAAGCCAATAAAAAGTTTGATGAATACGGTAATGAGCAAAAAATAGGTACTAACGGATTCTTTAGCTATTTTGCTCATTGGTCAGAGCACCCAGATAGAGACGAGGACTGGGCGAAAACTGAGAGAGCTAAAATCGGTGATGAACGATTCCGCAGAGAATTTGAATGTGAATTCTTGATCTATGACGAAACACTGATCAATTCTGTAAAATTAGCAGAGCTAGAAGGCAAAGATCCTACAATGACCATGGGACAGACTCGTTGGTTCAAAGACATCGACCCGCAGGCTACATATCTCCTAGCCTTAGATCCCAGCTTAGGCACAGGCGGAGATTATGCTGCTATACAAGTTTTCGAAATGCCTCATATGGAACAGGTAGCCGAGTGGCGACATAATCTTACTCCTGTACAGGTACAGGTAAAACACATGAGAGAGATATTAAAGTATATCCAAGATCGCGGCCAAGAAAAAGGTGGAAATCCTCAGATATATTATTCTGTAGAAAATAACACACTGGGAGAAGCTGCGCTGATTGTAATAAGAGATATCGGTGAAGAAAACTTTCCAGGATTGTTCTTAAGCGAACCTATACGTAAAGGGCATGTTCGCAAGTTCCGCAAGGGATTTAATACTACACATCGTACCAAAATCACTGCCTGTAGCCAATTAAAAAATCTTATAGAAACTAGAAAGATGGTGCTGAATTCTAAGGCGTTGATATCGGAACTTAAAACATTCGTAGCCACAGGCATCGGATTTAAAGCCAAAAGCGGAGAAAACGACGATTTAGTAAGTGCTACACTGCTGGTCATACGCATGGCTAACCTGTTAGGTGACTGGGATCCTCGTATCTATGAAAAAATGACTGAAAAAATCACCGAAGAACAGATGCCTATGCCGATATTCATCAGCACAGGATTTTGATAAATACCCATATGGATGCTAGAAACAGTATTGCTAATGATCTATTCTATAAAGTACGTAGTCGGTTCACGGGCCTTAAATTAGGTACAGAAACCGGTGCGATTACCATCGTTCCCGAGGAAGCTAGATTCTTTGATTTTGATTATAAAGACGGCGAAGTTCCTGTAGGGCATGTAACTATCAGCCTAGCCGAACCTAACAGCATGAAAGTTTATTTTAGCTCAGGTATCACAGAAGGTATGGAAAGCGATCAAAAGAAAAAGTGGTACAGTTTTTTAAAAGAATTAAGAGAATTCGCTAAAAGAAGATTAATGGCCTTTGATACCAGAGACATTGCTAAAGATAATCTAGATCGTAGAGATTTTGAATTCTTAACCGCAGTAAACAAACCAATACCAGCAACAGATACCATAGTAAAACCCGTCGGAGAATCAGTTATGAACGAAAGCCAACTTTATGGCACTAAAACTGTAAGCTATCAGAAGCTTATGGACACACGCCTTATTATCAAACACAGCCATGCGCTGGTAGATGATCAACAGCCAGGTGCTAGAAGCAGAAATATTTCAGCACTGTTTATCGAAAATCAAGACGGAGAAAGATTTAAGTATCCTTTCATTCATCTAGCAGGTGCCCGAGCCATGCAGCGTCATGTGGCCAACGGTGGATTACCATATGATGATATTGGTAAAAGCATAGTAAGCATGAGTGAAGAAATTGCTCAATTAAGGAGCTTTTCAAATTATGTTGTACGTAACGATTTGATGAATTCCGACAACAACGATATAGTTGAAAAATCTAGCGAAGCTTTAAATTCTCTAAGAGAACAATTAGCTAGACTCAGCAAGCAAAGCCATTACGAGGCATATAAAGAAAGTTTCCAGGCCAGAGAACAGTTAGAAATACCCGAAGAGGTAATAGAAGATTTCACTAACAAATTCACAGTCCGTAATTTCAAAGAAGACATTAAAACAGTTTTCCCTATACTGTACAGACTGATGCAAGAAAATAACACAGTGGAATATGACGACATAGTTGCCATGACCACAGAAAATATCAATGACGAGGCCGAAGTCGACCTTGAAGAAGAACAAGACGAATTATCTAACTTTGAAAATTGGATCATGAGCCTAGGCGAAGCCAGTCCTATTCAAAGCGACGAAGAACAATTAATGGCTATAGAAAGTTTAAACAAATTAGTAGCACAGGCATTTCCAGCAGGCGTAGACGGCACCAATGCTATCGAAAGTCTAAAAGGCATCATTGATGATCCTAAACTATACAAAGAAATCAAAGATGCCAGCAAGCAGAATCCTCAGGAAGATGTTCGTCCTATGATACAGGCATGGCTAGAGCAAAACGCACCAGAAATCGCGGGTCAAATCGACTTCGGCGATATGGCTGCTGCTGGTGAAATGTCTGCTGATGAATTATCAGCTGCCGCGGCCGCTGTACCTACAGCTGATACAGCCACTGCTCCTGCCGAACAACCAGTGATGCAGAGCGATGATAACGAAGATAGAGGAGAGGCACGTTCTATAAATGTTCAAGAACTGGCAGAATTTATTCAGTCATTCTATGACAGAGAATCAGGCACATTCCCTAAAGGACCAGAAGGCGTTTGTACAATGGTAGGCAAGAAGTTTGGTGAGCAGGCAGAATCAGTTGCTCGCAAATTTGTAGAAAGAATGGCTCCACAACAAACTACAGACAATAATCCAGAACTACAGGAATTGGCACGTATAAAGGCATTAGCCGGTTTTGATCAAGAAAAAACAGTCAAAGCAGAATCTGAAGTTGGCAGTGATGATGAAATTGCCAAAATGAAAAAATTATCAGGTATAGCACAAGGAATGGGATTTTAAGGATAGTTCGTTAGCGTGAAAGAGAATGGGCACTTCGGTGCCTTTTCTTTTGGTTAGATTTCCAATTCACTTTGTCAACGTAAGTTTAGTGTAAGACGTTATATATATACGCAGGACATACTTTTATGTCCTCGTACTTTAAACAAAAGGAGATTTCATATGAAATCAGCAATCGCAACATTAGTAGCATCTTTATTCGCAGTATCCGCTTTCGCACAGGCACCAGCAGCTCCAGCCAAGAAAGAGGAAGCCAAACCAGCAGCAGCTAAGCCAGCCGCCACTAAAAGCGAGCCAGCTAAGAAAGACGACAAAAAAGCCGAGCCTGCTAAGAAGTAATCCAGCTACTCCTATTCTTCTTACTTTAGACGATGAAGAGGACGAATGGGAAGCAGACGATATCATATATGTTGGATATCGTCGTCCAGAACTCGTAACAGATCACAGCTTCGACGATGATCTTAGTGACGAAGTAAAATGGAGATTATTTTTAGCTAGACAACTAGCTTTATTGAAGTACAGAGAAATCCACGGTTAAAACGTGGATTTTTCTTTGGCAAAAATATTTTAAAAAATAGTTGACCTTGCTAAATAAAAAGCGCATAATAGTTGTTATGCGAAAGGCATATAAAAAGTCATTTACATTAAGGCATAAGGAGGCTATAAAATGGCAACACTAGCAGAAATTCGTGCTAAACTTCAAGAAGCACAAAGCAAAACTTCAGGAAACTCCACCGGCGGTGGCGACAACGCAATTTACCCACATTGGAACATGCAGGAAGGCAAAGAAGCCGTAGTTCGTTTCTTACCAGACGGCAATGAAAAAAATACATTCTTCTGGGTAGAACGAGCGATGATCAAATTGCCGTTCGCAGGAGTAAAAGGTGAAACTGATTCACGTCCAGTACAAGTACAAGTACCCTGCGTAGAAATGTATAACGATGGTACAACATGTCCGATCCTGTCAGAGGTTCGTGGATGGTTTAAGGACAAAAGTCTAGAAGAAATGGGTCGTAAATACTGGAAGAAGCGTAGTTACATTTTCCAAGGTTTCGTTGTTGAAGATCCTCTTAAAGAAGATACTACACCAGATAATCCTATCCGTAGATTTATCATCGGTCCTCAAATCTATCAAATCATCCGTTCAGCACTAATGGATCCTGAGTTGGAAGAGTTGCCAACCGACTACCTCCGCGGTGTTGACTTCCGTATCGCAAAAACATCTAAAGGTGGTTTCGCAGACTATTCTACTTCTAAGTGGAGCCGTCGTGAGCGTGCCTTAACTGATGTAGAAAAAGCGGCTATTGACGCACACGGTCTATTTGACCTATCTAGCTTCCTACCCAAGAAGCCCGGTGATGTCGAGCTAAAGGTAATGAAAGAAATGTTTGAAGCTTCCGTTGACGGTGAAGCCTATGACATGGAACGTTGGGGTCAATACTTCAAACCAGCAGGTATGAGTGCTGCCACTGGTGATCCTGTTGCTAAGAAAGCGACAGCAACAACCGAGGAAGACGACGCCCCTTTTGACAGTGAGCCAGCAGCGGCTCCTGCTCCAAAAGCTGCCCCAGCAGCATCTCCTTCAGCTGAAAATGCCAGTCGTGCCCAAGACATCTTGGCCATGATTCGCAATCGTCAGAAGCAATAATAGCTAAACAAGAGTGCGGCCTCGTGCCGTACTCTCTTTGGACACAGGACAATAATAATGGCAAAAGCATTTGATATTTCTAAATTTAGAAAATCGATCACTAAGAATATCGAAGGTCTTAGTATCGGTTTTAATGATCCCACCGATTGGGTATCTACAGGCAATTATGCCTTAAACTACTTAATTAGTGGAGATTTTCACAAAGGTGTACCACTAGGCAAAGTTACTGTATTTGCCGGAGAATCTGGTGCAGGTAAATCATATATCTGTTCAGGCAACCTTATCAAGGCTGCTCAGGCGCAGGGTATCTATCCTATTCTAATCGATACAGAAAACGCTCTAGACGAGGATTGGCTAAAAGCATTAGGTGTTGACACAGCCGAAGATAAGTTGTTAAAACTCAACATGGCTATGATCGACGATGTAGCAAAAACTATCACAGAGTTCGTTGCAGAATATAAAGCCATGTCAGACAGCGAGCGTCCTAAGGTTTTGTTTATTCTCGATTCGCTAGGTATGTTGTTGACCCCTACTGATGTTAATCAATTTGAAGCAGGTGATCTTAAAGGTGACATGGGTCGTAAACCAAAGGCGTTGACAGCATTGGTTCGTAACTGTGTAAACATGTTTGGCTCACTAAACATTGGCCTAGTAGCAACTAATCACACATACGCTTCACAAGATATGTTTGATCCGGACGATAAGATTTCCGGAGGCCAAGGCTTTATCTATGCGTCAAGTATCGTCGTGGCTATGAAGAAACTTAAACTCAAAGAAGACGATGATGGCAATAAGATCACAGAAGTCCGTGGTATTCGTGCTGCCTGTAAGATCATGAAAACACGTTATGCTAAACCGTTTGAATCGGTACAAGTGAAGATTCCTTACGAAACAGGTATGAATCCGTATAGCGGACTGGTAGACCTGGCTGAAGCTAAAGGTATGCTCAAGAAAGAAGGTAATAGTCTTGTATATGTGACCAAAGACGGTGAGATTATCAAACAGTTTCGCAAAGCCTGGGAAAGAAATGAAAACGGCGGCCTAGACGCCATCATGGCCGACATTTCAAAACACGGCGAAAATCCCGCTTCAGAGATAACTAATAATGTTGTACCTGAAACGGAGAGCGCACAATGAAAGAAGATTTACTCGCAGATCTGTGGAATGTTATGATCGAACACATTCCAGAAAAACATCGCAAAGATGTTGCTACAGATTTTGTCAATACCTTAATGGATTATGGAATCAAAGAATCTACAGTGGAAGCATTACAAGGGATTGATCCTTATCTCGACGAAGCTATCGAATATGTAATAGACGGCGAAGAAATCGAAGATGACGAGGATTATGAGTACGACGAGGAATAAATGAATTGGTATGATCGAGTTTCCAAGGATATATCAAACATTCCAGATGCTGTGGCATACTATGAGGCTGAATTACAGGCAGCAAAAACAGATGCTCGCATAGCGGGAAATATTGAGAGGGCCGCTGCCAATATGCCCGGTATCGTGGAAAATCGATTTAACCAACTTCAGGAAATTGAAGGTATCCTAGAGTACCTCAATATTGAACTTCGTAGGCTTCGTAGTCAACACTTTCGTAAATATCTTGAAAACTATCAACGAAGCCTCTCTTCTAGAGACTGTGAAAAGTTTGTAGAAGGTGAGGCCGACGTTGTAGATTTTGAAAAAATCATCAATGATTTTGCCTTGCTAAGAAATAAATGGCTCGGTGTCATCAAGGCATTAGATATCAAGCAATGGCAAATATCCAATATCGTGAAACTTAGAACTGCCGGATTAGAAGACGCTACTTTATAAACTATATGGAAAAAATAGGCAAGG